GTTTCCCACTCAAGCTTGGATTCCAGATGAGGAAAAATGTGTACATACACAGTTGTATGAAGCAAAAGTGGACTTTACCGATGACTCTGAGTATAAGAGAATGTTTGGACAACAAGCAGAACTTATAGAGCAATGGGTAAAGAAAGAGGAAAAAAGAAGACCTCCACCATTAGCACCTATCTCGCCTTTTGAGAATTAAATATGGAAGAAAAAACCAAGAAGAGGGGTAATCCAAATTTCTATAAAGGGATGCCTGCTTTAAATCCTAAAGGTAGAGAGAAGGGGTCGGTTAATAAGTTTACTGCTCTTTCCAGAGAGATAATGTCTGCTAAAGGCCCAGAGGTTGTACAAAAGGTTATTGATAAAGCTATGGAAGGCGATGTTCATTGCCTTAAAATGTGTATTGATCGGATATTACCTGTACAGAAAGCGGTTGATCCGAATAGAAATAGAAACGATGCCCAGGTGATTATTAATGTATCCTCTATAGAATCAATCGAAGAACAGATTAGCAAGACTCCGAAAGAGAAACTTGTGAATCCAAAACAAAAGGGTGAGGATGAAGTAATCGTCAATGTAGCGAATGGCTGAGTTAAACATTGATCTTCATCCAGCACAGCTAGAGATATTCAATTCCAAAAAGAGGTTCAAGATTGTCGCAGCAGGAAGAAGGTTTGGAAAGTCCTACCTTTCTGCTTGGTTATTATTGATTAATGCGATTCAGTCTGATTCTAAGGATGTATTCTATGTAGGGCCAACTTTTCAACAAGCTAAAGATATCATGTGGGCGATGTTGAAGGACTTAGGTAAGGATTTGATTGCTGCCGCCCACGAGAATACTGCTGTATTAACTCTTATTAACGGCAGGAAGATATATTTAAAAGGAAGTGATCGTCCAGATACGCTTCGTGGTGTTGGATTGGCTTATTGTGTACTGGATGAGTATGCGAATATGAAACCCCAGGTGTGGGAACAGATTATTAGACCTACACTTGCTGATGTCCAGGGTGGTGCATTATTCATTGGTACTCCAGCAGGTAAGAATCATTTCTTCGATCTTTATAACGATGCTTTTGAAGATGATGAGTGGGAAGCTTTCCAGTTTACATCGACAGATAATCCCTTTATTCCAGAAAAGGAAATCCAGGCTGCAAGTAAAAGTATGTCTTCAATGTCTTTTAGACAGGAATTCGAGGCATCATTTGAATCTTTCTCTGGTGGTATCTTTAAGGAAGATTGGTTTATAGTCGATGAAGAACCAGAAGAGGGCCATTATGTCATTGCTATTGATCCTGCTGGTTTTGAGTCAATAGAGAAAGAACGGAATTTAAAACGATCCAGGCTCGATGAAACAGCTATTGCGATCGTGAAGATAGACAGAGATAAGTGGTGGGTTAAAGATATCCTTCATGGTAGGTGGAATGTTAAAGAATGTGCTAAAAAAATTCTTCATAGTGCCATGAAAGTTGAATCAGCTACAGTAGGTATAGAAACAGGATCACTTAGGAACGCAATCTTACCTTATTTGGAAGATGAAATGCGGACTGAGGGTAAATGGGTAACAATTATTGAGTTAAGACATGGTGGTAAGAAGAAGACAGAAAGAATCACCTGGTCGTTGCAAGGAAGAATGGAGCATGGTCAAATCTCATTCAATCCAGATAAGGATTGGAGGGATTTCAAATCACAGCTGCTTGACTTCCCGAATCACCTGGCCCATGATGATTTACTTGATGCTCTCGCTTATATTGATCAAGTTAGCGTTGCGGACTTCGCCCACTCAATAGAATTAGATGATGAATGGAGGCCCATTGATAAAATTGCTGGATATTAACAAATATTTGAATGAAGAACTAGATTTTGAAGAAATGGAAAAGCTTATTGCCTATAGCAATAACCAAGACACACTAATGGAGCGTTATCTTCTAGCGTGTCAAATAATAACGAATTTATCATCTGAGACTCAACCAGATTTTAAAGAGTTTGGAGAGGCGGTTGATTTATCCATTTGCAAGATGTTGATGGATGGAATGGTGGAAATAGAACAAATTAACCCATCATATCACTAAATGAGAATGATTATCACTTGCATCTAGGTGCAAAATATGTTATACTCGCCCGATATTACTGAGAAACTATGAACCCTGATTATTAATGGATAAAGAGAATCAATACCAAGCTTTAGCAAGTTGGCTATCTTATAGACTTGAAGGCTGGAGAACCCATAGAAATATCAACTATATCCCGATGTGGGATGAATACTATCGTCTTTGGAGAGGTATCTGGTCGGCTGAAGACAAGACCAGGCAAATGGAAAGATCCAGGCTTATTGCACCTGCCCTACAACAAGCAGTTGAATCAAGCGTTGCTGAACTCGAAGAAGCCACTTTTGGTCGTGGAAAATGGTTCGATATCAAGGATGATATGCTTGATGAAGACCCAAGCGATGTTGAATACATACGGAATTTACTACAAGAAGACCTAGAAAAAACTGGCGTAAAAGATGCTATTTGTGAGGTTTTTCTCAATGGTGCTATCTATGGAACAGGAGTTGGCAAGATCGTTGTTAAACAAAGCATAGAGCGGGCACCTTCAGAAGCCCCTATTGATGGAACAATGGCAACGACACGCACAATAGTTGAATATCCATCTATAGATGTCCATGTAGAACCGATTTCCCCCAAGGAATTCTTGATTGACCCATCTGCGAACTCAATTGACGATGCTCTGGGGGTTGCTCACGAAGTAATCAAGCCTAGATACCATGTTGTAGAGGGTATACGATCTGGCATTTACAGAGATGTACCCCTTGATGGTGACTACGATACTGTTAAATTCGGCTATGATCCCGAAATGAAACAGGCAGATGAGTCCGATTCAGTCAAAATATGCGAATATTGGGGTAAAGTACCTAAAAGATTCCTTAAAAAGAGTGCTGACAAGGATGATTTCGAGTATTCCAAGAAAGATGAACTGGTAGAGGCAGTTGTTACTATGTGTAATGACGAATATGTCCTTAGAGTAGAGGAAAATGCCTTTATGATGGTCGATAGACCCTTTATTTCCTACCAACACGACATCGTACCCAATAAATTCTGGGGTAGAGGTGTGTGTGAGAAGGGATACAACCCTCAAAAAGCACTAGATGCTGAAATGAGGGCAAGAATTGACTCTTTGGCACTCACTACAACACCAATGATGGCAGCAGATGCCACAAGATTGCCAAGGGGAGTAAAGTTCGAGGTGCGAGCTGGCAAAACTGTTTTAACTAATGGTTCTCCTCGTGAGGCAATCATGCCTTTGGATATGGGTACGACAGACCCTTCAACATTCAATCAGGTCGCATCTCTCCAAAATATGATACAGATGGGTACAGGTAGTAATGACCAGGCCCAAGCAGGAAATGAAACAGCTAGTGGTATGTCGATGCTACAGAGTGCTGCAATTAAGCGACAAAAGCGTACTTTAATGAATTTTCAGAACACTTTCCTCATTCCTTTAATTAATAAGGCTATGTGGAGGAAGATCCAGTTCGATGTAGATAGATACCCTGTGTCAGATTACAAATTCGTGCCTTATTCCACTATGGGTATTATGGCTAAAGAGTTAGAAATGACACAGATGGTGCAGATGCTACAAACCATACCCCAAGATTCACCTGCTTTCGATGTTATTCTATTGGCATTGTTCCAGAATTCAAGCATCCATAACAGAGATCAGATTGTCAATGCTCTAATGCAAGGTAATCAGCCTGACGAACAACAAGAACAGATGCAACAAATGGGCATGCAACTTGAGATGCAACAACTTCAAGCGAATGTACAGAAAACTCTTGCTGAAGCCAAGGAAGAAGAAGCCAAAGCGATCAAATGGCAGTCTGAGGCTATGAGCGAACAACCTAATGAATTAAAAATACAAGAAAAGATACTTAAACTTCAGAAAGATTCGGCATCGGTTCAAAAAACCATTGCAGACATAGAACATATGCGATCAGAAACTGCTAGAAATGTTCCAGAAGTAGAACATCTGAAGTCAGAAACAATTTTAAACTTAGCGAAAGCCAGAGAGGCTGGAACTAAGTCAGTAATAAATACAATACAGTAATTTATGCCAAAAACCGATATACAGTTCCTAGAGGATAGGCTATCCATGATGGAAACTGAAGGTTGGCGTGATCTTGTACAAGATTTAGAGAATTTAGAGAATAGTGTCAGTAATATCGACTCTATGAACTCTGAGCAAGACCTTTGGTTCGCCAAGGGTCAGTTGTATATGATAAACTTTTTATTAAGTTTACATACTGCAACAAACCTAGCGTTGGAAGAACTCCAAGACGGAAAGCCAACATAATCAAACTTCATAATCCTGAAGAGGACGGAGAAAACCATGAGTATAGTAGTAGATGAAGCACCTCAAACAGGTGAACCAATAACAGAAACGCAGGAAGTAACACAAGAGGAACAGACGGAGGAAACTCAACAATCTGAACCTAAAATTTCTGACAAGTATGCGGGTAAATCGATGGAAGAGGTTATTAAAATGCAGCAAGAAGCTGAGAATTTAATGAATAAGCAAAGTAACACCCTTGGTGAAACTAAAGCTGAACTCAGAAAACAACAGCAATTAGTTCAAACTTTACTTGATGCACAAAATAAAGCAACAGATACTGCTCCACCAGAAGAACCTGTAGCACAGGAGGACAACTTCTTTGACGATCCAGTTAACGCTGTGAATAAAGCCATAGAAAACCACCCAGATGTTATAAAGGCCAGGGAAGAGAGAGTGGGTAATATGCAGACGCATAATTTGGCTGCCTTAGATAAGGCATATCCAAATTGGCAAGAAACTGTTCAAGACTCTGCTTTCCAAAAATTTATCGGTGATAGTGCAGCAAGAACAGAAATGTTTAGGTTGGCTGATACTGAATATAGGTCGGATTTGGCGATTGAACTCTTTGATTGGTATTCCTCGACAGAAATG